ACGCGGTTACATTTCCACTAGTAGTTACTCCATTGTTTAATACAACAATTCCAGTCCCATCAGGATCAATGACAATGTTGGCGTTGGATACTGTGCCAAATATAGTCTGATCGGAAACATCGAGATTCCCAAGACTAAAACTAGCTGGATGGCCTCCTTGCGTGACGCCGTCATGAATATTCAAGGTCCAGTTAGTTGTATTAACTGTAAGCTCACCCTCTGGCCCTGTATAGGTAGAACTTACATTAGCGTTACCACGCTTCCATTGGACTGTTTTGCTCATTTATATCTTCCAAACATTTGTTATATACATACTTATCAAAATAATGGTTTATCTTCTATTCATTGACTGTATTAAGTTGTCGATAAAAAACAAATTTTGATTAAACCCTACAAAAAAGTTTATGTCTAATACAGAAACTATTGCCCCTGCAGGTGCTCCTAATAGTTTTCCAGTTTCCCACATTACTGCCGGATATGCATTAGTCGTAAAAGGTGTAGTCATTGCCGTTCCGTTGCCAATAGAAATAAAAGCGCCTGGACGAGAAAAAACCAATGAACTACTAGAATTTGCTAGTCTGAATTGTGATAATAATGTAGTGTTAACTGAATAATTATAATCCGTACTAGATCTTGTAATATTTCCGCCCCCGATACCTGTTATAAAAACATCAATAGCATCATCACGAACACCAAAATTACTATTTTCTCCTAACATAAACATAGAGCCGCCGCTTTGCAAATAATTATACAGTATGTTGGTTGGATTATTTGGATTAGATACGTATGGACTTGCATATCCAATATCCCAAATATGTGCGTAATCTGACAGATTTAATGTGTTTAAAGTTGCATAACTTTGAACCAATGTGGTAGTAAAATTAAAAGTTGCTTCCCTTGCTTGTATCACAGGATAAACTGCGGTTGCCGGGTTTACGTCTCCTGAATTATAATAATTGGTATTACCACCCGGACCGTTTGTTAGAGGATCATAAAAAACAAGAACATTTTTTTTATATCCTCTATCAGGAGGTTTATTGTACCAAAATCCTAATCTGCTAGCACCAAAATTCATTATTGATACCCAGTTGTTAAAGTAACGTAGTAGACAGAGCCATCATAAAACATGTTTAACATATCAATACTATTAGCAGTGGTGCTCAATGTTTTAAAATTTCCAGCAAATTTATAATTTAAGTTAGGAGTTAATAAACGATTTCCAGTGGCATCTTGAGTAAAAATTAATGTTAAACTTTGTCCGAGTATCATATTGGTCGGTGTAGACAAAGTTACATTTCCAATTAAAGTTGCATGTTGCACTGACGCATAAGACCTATTAGGAGCAAATGTTCCAGAAATATTACCTATAGAATATAACGTATCAATTGATCCTGGAATAGTTACAGTTACTACATTGGCAACATTAGTTGCAGTAACACCATCCCCCACAAAGTTTAAAGTAGAGACATTGCTGGTAATCTCAGTTCCTTCATCTTGCACAATAATTTCTGACCCAGGTCCCTGTGGTCCCTGTGGCCCAGGTACATTACTACTGCCAGCTGGTCCCTGTGGTCCCTGTGGTCCCTGTGGTCCAGAACCTTGTGGACCTTGTGGACCTTGTGGACCTTCTGCTCCTTGTGGACCTGAACTGCCAGTAAAACCTACTGGCCCTGCAGGACCTTGTTCCCCCTGTGGTCCAGTGGGTCCTTGTGGTCCTTGTGGCCCAATTTCACCTTGTGGTCCTTGAACTCCTGCACCAGTGGGACCTTGTGGTCCAGAAGGACCTTGATTACCAATAGGACCTTGCGGTCCTTGTGGTCCTGTTGGACCTTGGACTCCTTGCCCTTGTGGTCCTTGTGGTCCTGTTGGACCCTGTGATCCTTGCGGTCCTTGCGATCCAGTGGGTCCTTGTTCCCCTCTTAGACCTACTACTCCAGTGGGACCTTGTGGCCCTTGTGGTCCTTGAATTCCTGCATTTCCAATTGGCCCACGTGGTCCTTGTGGTCCTTGTGGACCTTGTGGGCAAGGAATTCCTAATAGACTTTCTATACTCATATTTGTTCCTTAAATTGTTCCAAAATCATACATTGCGCTGTTTATCCCGTCGCCCATTGAGCCAAGATCTAAAGCCGCAGGCTGATCAACCGGGTAGGCCGAATTACTTACATATAACTGCCCAGCTCCACCGTAATTGTCATCAACGTATGATGCCACATTTCCCCAGCAAGTTTGTATTTTTACATTATAGTTATATTGTTCTCTATCTAACTGCACCAAATCTAACCCAGTTAGCGTGACATACCCCAATCCAGCGGCAGCATTGCTCATTACCACATTTGCGCTTAACACAACATTGGCATTAGAAAAAACATAATCGTCAACAACGTTAAACGTAAGTAAATGGCCGGTTACATCAATGGGTTTTTGATCTGCATTTTTTACTGCAATCTTAACAACATTGGTAATGCCTTTGTAAATTTGTAATGGTCTGGTATACACAACTCTATTCCTTTGGGGGATGTCTACTGGTATAAGACAAGTTGAACTGATGTCAAATTGTACATCCACAGTATTGTCATAATAGTAACTTATAACGGTTTGCATCACATATTTAGTTGCTTTTCCATATTCAATATATACAAAATTTTCGGTAATAAATATCATTGTGGATTTATCTTACCAAAAATTATTAGACCAGTATCCTTTTTTAAGTTTTCTTACTTACGGGGGCAATGAATACATAGGCATTATTCAAAATTTAGATGATGTTATCACCAGCGTCTACGATTTTGGATTACTTAAAACCCCTGATCAGAAACGATTATACCTAGAACTAGGGGAAGTATGGTGGTGGGAAAGTAATAGGATGGTTCCTATTAATATTTTCCTAAAATCAGACTGGGGAGTGTTTAGGCCCACACTCAAGACCTTCAACAGCAAAGATGTAGAATTAAAATACGGACCAGCGCTGAGTCTTAAAGAATCTGCACAAAAAAGATCAAAAAGAAGAAGTATTACACTTGTTCGACGAATCGTTTAATAGTATCTTCTGCATTAGTTAGCAAGTTCATATGAACTACTACCAAATTGGCATATGAAATTGCATGTGCTTTTTTAAAATAGTACCCGTCGTCTTGCGGTTTTTCAAACACTGTTTTGGCAACTTCTGCCCAAGGTAATCCGATTAGATGTCTTTTGGCTGGTCTAATAACACTTAAAAACATGGCCATTCTAGTAATGCTATTAACAGCTTCAGGCATCTTAGTCAGCGTACTATAATGGTTTCCAATGTGAATTAACTGCCCACAGAACGCAGGATCATTCAATTTTTCCCAGTCTGGTTCCTGCTGCATTAACTGATCTAAGTGACTTTCATTTTTTACTTGTTGATACAAACTAACATTTAAAAAATCTAATTTTAAATATCCTCGGTCTTCTGCCTTTTGATAATCGAGGCTGGATTGTCCGGTATAAGGATCTACGGGAATATCTGTAAAATACACTCCAGTATTATGTTTACTTAATTTTCCATCTTTGATTATGCTGGCGGGTGTATGTTTAAGCAAACTGAGAATTTGATCCCTATTGGCAAAATCAATGTCAATATCTGACTTAAATTTCATAGCCCTGCCTTTTGTAAAATATCTTTGACCCATTCGGTGTCTGCTGCATAATCTGTAAATTTACGTTGCCAATAATCAGGATCAATCCATGGCATTATCATTGCAAGTTGTTCTTCGTTCAGTGAACTAAGAAAATCAATTCCGCTAGCACAGTTAAACACTATCCAGGGGCTAATACGTCCGTTTGAAATATGATGAACTATACGATTGCCAGAACCCGATCGAAAGTAATTATTAAAGTTATTTTGCAGTTTTGAATCAATGTCTGCGTAGTCTTGCATTTCTTTTAATGCCCGCTCTATTGCATCTTGTACTGCTTCTTTTTTCATATATTCAGATAGCCACTCTAAGTACAAGATTTCCTTACACCAATTATCTAATTTTTTATTGTTTTTTAATAACCAATTGGTAAAATTACTTACGTTGACACATTTAATTGCTGTTACGTGTCTGCCATATTTAACAAATGCAGTATAATACGGACTGGATGCAAAGTCTTCGTAGGTTTTTAGTCGAGCACTGCCTTGGGATACTTCGTAAAATTTTAAATAAGACTTGAATCCGAGCTGGACTCCTGTTTCATTTTGCTGTTGCCATCTACGTTTAGGTTCACATAAATGTGCAGTCAGAGTACTTTCTTTAATATAAGATTTACCACAATACCGACAACTATAGCTCATATATTATTTTGTTGTATGTAATTATATAGATATTCTACTAAAGGTAGATTTTCGTTACCGTGATAATGTTTACAAGAAGGGCTAACACCGACGTCGGCACTTGTCGACCCCGCTTCGTGTAAAAATAAATTACTAGACCATGTACCCAGATTTATTAAGTTTTTATTTTCTTCAATACATTTCAATTTCGATTCGCTTACATGATTTTTCAATGGCGACGACCTTAGAAATTCATCACCGGGGGCAGAATATATCACATGTCGAATATTTCTACTAGTTAAAAAACCACTTAGGCAAATTACATCATGAAAAAACATATCCATATATTTGTGATTAACATCGAATTTATAACGATCCTCAATGTATTTGATGTATTGATCATTTAAGTTTGCATATCTTAAATTTTTTATTCCAACTGGACTATAACTGACCCAATGACGATTATAAGATTCAATTTTAGGATTCCATGGGGCCGACTGCCTGTTCCAAAAGGTAGTAGATATAATTACAAAATCAACAGGTCGAGTTAATATATATTCTATTGTGCTTGTAAAAATCCTATCGTTGCTTGCTCCGGGTAAACTAAGATTGAAATAATTTTCGATATTTAATTTTTTAGCCAAGACTGGTAAAGAAGTTCCCCATGCTGCCCCATAACTGCAACCGTTTAACAACAGCATTAAGATAATTCCTTTTTAATTTCGCTGTCACTCATGCCTAATTCTTTGGCCATGATTTTGATTTCTTTTTCAGTGTTCAGTTCAGCCATAACAGCAATATCATTTAATTTCATAGCAGGATAAAGTTTACTTAAAAATTTAATAATTTTAGTATTTGATCCTTCTTTCTTTTTGCTGCTTAACCAGTAGTGTCTCTGTTTGCCCATGCCCGGGCTCACTGATGTACACATTAACCATTGTAGTTTTGTGTGTTTATTAAAATCGAAAAAATTTATATTTACTCGTTCGTTACTAGCCATTAAATACCAAGCTTGAAGATCACTGCTGCCTTCAACATTGGCGCTGTATTTCATCATTAGATAAGTGCTAAACTTTTTACGTTCTTCATCTGTGAGCTCATCATAAAATTCTCGATTTTTTAAATCAAGTTGAGCCATTTCATTGTTTATCGAAAGTTTATCCATGTGTACAATTCTTCTGCTATTAATCGATGGCCTTCTTCATTTGGATGACTGCTACGCTTTATCATATATTTTCGATTCACATTCGCCCAATTTACTTCGTAGTCTGGATTGCACGATCCAGCACTTATCATTTGCATAAATGTTTTTGGGCACCATTGTTCCTGGTCTACCAGATGATGGGACGGCAATGGATCCCAATTAGATACAAAGTATACAGGAATTTTTTATTTTTGCAAATTTCTTGCACTAACAGGCAGTTTTTAATCCGATTAAGTTTTCCCAACTCATCCGAATATAATCTAGTATAGTACCACTCCATGTTGGGATCTTGTGGATGTACTTCAAATATTTGATCGCTGTCAATTTTCATAGTCCTTGCATACCCTGTTGCACAAAACAGCACCATCGAATCAGTTACATCAGTTTTCAAGAATACATTTACTGCATGATCTATGCTCGTTCCTCTTTGACTTAAATTTTTACAGTTCAAGTTTAATTTTTGAGATAGTATTGCAGGGAACGAGTCTTTTTGCGGATCCTGCAAATCGGCGCCGGCCGGCCAACTGTCCCCAAACACTATTAAATTTTTCATACTGGATGATGCTGTATTTCTACAGTATTGCCCTTCATTAAAAGATAAAATATTTTAACACGTTCTAGTTCTGATTGTAAAGCAGGATGAAATTTACTTTGCTCAACTATTTCTTTCCATAGATCCCAGTCAAGATGATCTTTTGTTACCCGTTCTGCGGTTCGACCCATTTCGATTCTTTCAGTAGACAGCGGTTCCCTGGCATAGATTATTCCATCTGCTTGTTCATAAATGTAAGTGGCCCCAGGTTTAAGATTGCCCATCTATTAGATCAGTTTTAAAACTATAACCATATTGAGCATACGCCCATCTCATAAACCTCAATAATTCTTCTTTATCGTCGGGATAACTTTCTAAATAAATTCTAACCAATCTATTAAAGGCTTGAAACATCTCGGGTTCTGTATATTTGGACATTTTACCACACCTTAGAATAATTAACTACTTCACTCTGACGACTAATGTCTTTAACAAAATAAACGCACATAGGTTTATCTGTTCCAGTTTCCAAAGGCACAGCCAACATCTGCCCAGGTTTGAGTTTAGGGAAGTACCATTTAACATCTTGATATATGTCAATTACTTCTACAGGATAGAACTCAGGCCGAAAGCTAGCCATAGGATTAAAAGCAAATGCACTAAAACCTCGATCATTGATGCTAGTAAGCGGAACAACTTCTAAATCTCCTAAGTCGGGTTCACCTATAAGTAATTGCCAGTCTATGGGCATTTTAACTACGTTGTTACCTATTTTAAGAACTAGTGCAGGACTGTTAAAGCTTTCTAAAAAAATTAAAGGAATAAAAAAGTAATCAGGTTCCTTAGGATCTGAATTGTCTAATACGCAGAATCTTATGTCGTCAACTTCTTCAGGTATCTCGTTTAATTCGTAACTGGTGTTATCTAATGTTAATAATCTCATATTGTTATAATAATATCTTTGTCAGTGTAAGTCAACTCTGCCATTCGGTTTTTTCTATACTAAATGGGTAGTTTGCTTCTTTATAAAATTGTTTACGTTTAGTTAAGTGTCGTTTGGCGAATTTACAAGTTGATGTTATGTCCCAGATTTGGACGAAGTCTTTGTCTTCAGCTTTTCTAATACCTCGCCCAATTGATTGTATAACCCTTGTAAAGCTTTTTCCGGACTCCACAAGAACCAAATTAAAAATCCTAGGGATATTAATACCCACAGCGGCCACACCGTAAGTCGCCACAGCAACCTTGTCATCAGTAATCGCAAATTCGTCGTACTCATCTTTTCTTGCCTTTGATTTAGTAGCTCCCGATACAAAAACTGCATTTTTTATTTTACTGGTTAATTTCTTACCCGGATCTACACGGTCAACCAGTACTAGGGTATTTCCCGTTTCAGAAATCTTGTTAATAAGATTAGCAATATAGTCTAATCGATCGTCTGTCTCTAACAAATATCTTAGTTCTTGTTGATAATCTTTATATTCGACATAGTCGACCATTTGTATTACATTCACGTGACAGTTACTTAGATGTCCTTGTTCTTGTAATTCGCTGGCACTAAGTTGCCCTATTACTGGACCAATGCAACAGTTCAATGCTTGATATGCATAATCTTCTTTGGGAACTGTGCCGGTTAATCCCCAGCGAATAGGCACACGAGCAAAGATGGTGGTCAACATAGACTTCAATGCATCTGCTTTGGCACTGTGAGCTTCGTCTACCATAACACAAACAACATTCTCGATAAAGTCGTGTATAGTCACATCTGCTTCATAGTTCTTTGTATTCTTCACTAAAGCATTCAAACTTTGCCATGTGCAGATTGTGTGTTGTTTAGTATATTCTTTGCGATCTCCAAACAATACACCAACGTCTAATCCCATGGTTTTGTAGTCTGTTTCTGTTTGTGTAACAAGACTTTTAGAAGGAACAATAACAATGCTTCGACCCAAATGTTGCACACTTGCAGACAGTGCCGCGGTCATAATAGTTTTACCAGCGCCTGTGGCCACTTCCTGAATACACTGCGGATTCTTTAAAAAGCGATTGATAATTTCAACTTGATAATCGCGCAGTATAATAGGTTCATTGTTGGGCCATTGTTTGTGAGAGAAACTATCTTCGACCACTTGCCCGAGTTCTAATGTAGTACTGTATTCTCGGACATCATCTACATCAATATCGTAACCCCGTTCTTCTAAGTAAGGAAGAATATCAGGCAATAAATTAATGTAGGTTGTCCCGCCCAAATTAAAATAAGGCACTCTACCGTCCCAACGCCCTAATCGGACCGCAGGCAAATACTTTGCTCCGGGTATTTCGTATTTGAACTTTTCCACTAATCGTTTTCGATCAGCGAGTTCAAGCCCTTCGATCTTTACATTAACTTCGTCTCGAATAATTAATTTTGCTTGATTCATTCTAGAATTATAATTTTTTCAGCATTAGAAACCCAACTTTGTTTTTTACTACCTATCATTAGGCTGGTGGTAGTTACTAGTAACTTGGGACATACTTCGGGTCCCATTCCTCGATTCAAATAGATAATGTCTTCAGTATTGGATTTTGGTAACCCAGTTTCGTAAACATGAATGGGCAATCTATTTACCTTTCGTGCATATTCTAAAACTTGCTCCATAGAAATTTTTTCTTTGTTGCAAGTAGTTTTTCGATTTATCAAAAATCTACGATCATGTCCGTAATCTAATTTGTCGATCTGCTCCATTAAAGTTTCATCTACATCAAAGCCCAGCACTGCACTGACATCAATTAATTTTAATAGGTTGTTCATGGTAACGCCGCCGATATTCTCTAAGTAATCTAACAAACTAGATTCAGCATTTTCCAAGATCAATTGATTGTCTACTAACTTAAGGCAAATTTCATAACCACTGTTTTCCACAGATAACATCTTTTCGTACAGTGCTGTAACAGATTCGTGAACGGAAAAATCATTTGAAGGACAAATAGTCATGATCCAATTTAAGTTGTATTCAGTCATGCCCAATATCCACATCTTTTTGTCATAATCGAATTTAACAGATCCTTCGCCTTGTCTTGCCTGTTTTTTCAACAAGTCGATTAACTTAGTATCATATGGAAATTTAACCACAAATTGATTATCGTCGATGTATACAGATTTCGATCTATCAACAACTCGTATACCTAATCTGAATGATTCAAGTTTTTCAGGGACAATGACCGGAGTGCTTAAACCTGCTAATTGCCTTCTGTACTTGTCTACAAGTTTTATTGCCAATGCACTTTGTTTATCTGTATAAGGATTATTTAACTCGCTGGTTTGCGAGGACAAACTATCAATAATAGATACATCATATCTTGCCAAGTTTATAGGAACTGGGACATGGTTAAATATTCCGAAAATTTTACCGTCGATGCTGCGCCGGCCACCGATAAACTCTATGTAATCTTCAACATAATTAAAAGTGGGCTGCTTCATATTGCTATTATAGCAATATTTAATTCACAAATCAAATGTATTGATAGTCAGACATCGTATTCTTGCAGAATTCTAATAGCCCAATCAAACGCTAGATTAGCTTCATCTGCCATGCTGTCGTCCAGCTTTGATCTAATTGTGCTAATCAATTGATCCTTGTTTTCAAACTCAAATGCAATATGACTGCCAGGAATTAATCGTTTAATCATTTGGCCACCGTAGAGATCCCCCATATGCCAGACATATAAGTGAGCCATTATTTTGGCCGGATCTTTGTTAATGCTTAACAAATAATTGTGATAATCAACAGCAGCATTCTTAAAGGAATATTGTTTTTTATCAGCGTTCATAATATGATAGTCGTGAAATAACTTAAACGATCTACTTATGTCCGGCAAGTCTCTTAATAAGCCATTCATACCCGCAGCACCTTCTATGGTTTTGTAGAATAACATCTTCTGATAGGTGTAATCTATCCAATGATCCATGGGCAATGTTCCTGCAAATATAGCTCGCATGAATTGTGTGGATTCGGCTTGTTTATGTTTTTCTGCGGTAAGTTCTTTGAGACTCATATTCTTACTTATAAAGTAAAAACATAAAGTCAAAAAAAAGCCCTGCTTACGCAAGGCTTTAAAGAATCGCCACAGGAGCTAACTGATTAACAGGCGACCCGAAAAATTAATATGCTTGATTATTTAATTTAACATTAGACAAGCCTGCAAGAATTTGAAATTGATCCCACGCTTGTTTTACTGCTACGTTATTGTCAAGATCTTCGCCAACTAACACAGTTTCTAACCAATAATAAGGCAATCGAGTCGGCCGAGCCCCGAACTTTCGCGGTTGGTGTAGCTTTCCTGCATTCCAAAGTTCTATACTAACTGTACGAAACTCTTCTTCGGTATGTTCACTGCCGCCCCATTCCATGTTAGTGTTAAAAAACGAGCCACCATGATATCCGGCCCAAATTCCTGACCATTGGTCATCGTCACGCGGATCAAAATCTGTGCGAGCAATAATAACTAACACATCACCGATATCAACATTTCCTTCTACGATGTCTCGAACACAGCGACTATAACTTAGACCGATTTTCATATTATTTGGGCATCATCAAAGCATTGAAGTTAGCAGGAACTACGATAGTTTGAACTTTACCGTTCTTGATACCTTCGGAAATATTCAGAGCGGCCTGGGCATTCATAAACGCAATGCTACTGGCACTGTTATTAGCCAGTGCTGCCATTCGGCGTGCTTCTGCTTCAGCAGTTTTAACTTCCACTTCCTTTTGCTTGAGTTCGTTCTTACTACGAACCAAATCGTTGGCAGACGCCACAACACTGTCGGCAGGCACAACATTACGAATCAGCACCTGACTGATACTAATACTACCGTCCAGTTTTTCTTCGGCAAGATTGCGAATAATTTCTTCTTTGATGAAGTTTTCCATTTCAGTACGATTGTCTGCCATATCCAACGCTTCGTACTTACGTGCGGCTTTATAGATAGCGTTACGGGCATTTTGCACAATGTAGTTATACATCAAGTAAACATCGCCTTTGAACTCTGCATGGAAAGCACGATTCTTTTGGCTGTATAGTTCAGCCACTTGTTGACTGTTAATATTATAGACCACTACTGCATCAAAGTCTTTCATGGTACTATTGTCTTTGGCCACAGGAGTCATGTCGTTGAGTGCGACATTAACATCCTTGACTGGGAATGTAAGAACATCGCCAATCATAACCTGATTAAAAGAACCGGGCAGCAGTTCACCAGGTTGAACCTGTTTATCAAAACCAATACGAACACCGACCTCGCCGGTCTCAATACGAGTACAACCAGTGGCAAGAACTGCGGCGGCAATAAGACTCAAAGTAGCAAAACGTTTCATTAGATAACTCCATTAGTAAAAAAAATGATTGTGATTGTCGCACCCAACATAATATATGCAAGTCGACCAAGAACTTCTAGTGCAATGTTATACATAGTCAAAACAAAATATAGATCAGTGAAAGCAACATTGTTGAAATTAGTCCACACAGTATAGCAATTAACACAATTTTAGTCAACTGCCACCGCTCTTTTCCGGTAGCTATAGACCAAAGATAAATTAGTGCGCCAGCCAGAACCGATACAGTAAACCACACTTGTATAATTTTTATCATTGTTCAGTTTCCTTGTTTAACACAGACAAATTTAACTTCTTTAGTAGTCCGTTTAGCAAGAGCCTCTGCCTGTTTGCCAGCAGCCTGGCAAACAGCCTCAGTGGCAAATCCCGGAACATTTGTCAGTGACATGCTGTCTTTGTCGGACATCACACCTGCATGAACAAACAGAATCAATACCCAACTCATATTATATCCTTTACTTTATAAGTTTATTAACTTGGTCTTCAGTTTTATCTGACAGCGCGGCAAACATCTTACGTTTTTCCAGACGTTCGGCCTCTAGTCGTTGACGCTCACGCTCTTTGTCTTCGAACTTCTTGCGCTTTTTTTCATCAGTTAAACGCAACATATAGTCATACTGTTGAGCTTTTGCCCACCCATTCAACCACACTTCTAGTTCACGAAAAGATCCAACAAAAAGTTCAGCGTCACGAGAATATATAGGCAATTGATCTTCTGCCGGAAAGACTGCAACAAACTCAACATCACCTCGGCCCGTATAACCATGCTTAGGATTACCCAATCTAAAGCCAAGGTGTTTTGCCTGGGCTTCGATTCTTTGCAACCTAGTATAAGTTTCGTACCCACTCATTACATTACTCCTATTAGGAAAATGATTAAAGCAATAACAGGGTGGCCAAATAACAAGGCCATCATTGCCAAGATACTAGCAAAGAATGCCTTGTCATTGTCTATTATGCTGCCTTCATGCAAGTAGTTGCTGCCATAGCCTTCCAACGAAGCGGAAAGCTCTTACGCAGATCCGCAATCTTCAGCGCCATACGCAGGCTCATTTCACGAAGCTTGCTCTTGTTAGAGTCCATGAACTCGAGAATCTCGTCACGGCCGATGTCGCCGAAATCGTAGTCTTGAAACAATGCGCCGTCAGTGGCAATCTGCTTGATACGCAGGAACTTGTCGCGCATGGTATCCAAGGTCAGATCCAAGTAGTGGCAGCGACTTTGCAGTGCATCCAAGTGATCCCGCAGCTTCTGCGACTTCATAGTGTCAAACTTCAAGTTGGTGATAAAAATCACACTTCCGTTGAAGTTGAATTGATCTGGCACACCTTCACGACGCAACATGTTGCTGTCAGCAAGCCAAGAAATTTTACGCTTCTTGCCACTGTCCAGCGCACCCTTGAGCAAGTTCAGTGCAACATCATCCAACAGAATGCTGTCGCAGTCATCAAACACAAGAACGCAATTGGGATCGCTGTACTTGTACAGAGTGCAATACAGACCCAATGCAGTGGCGCTACCTTTAACAACTTCTGCACGAAGTTTCTTGCCAGCAATCTGGTCAAACAGGCAAGCTTTCTCCACAATAGTCTCAACACCGTAGCTCTTACCAACGCCTGGAGGGCCACTGACAATCATTGCACGAATGTCGCCATTGGTAGCAGCCTTGGTCATCTCGTCGAGGATATCAAAACGCTCACGGATACGAGCAATCACTTCTTCGTCAGTCTCAACGCTGACGGCTTCGCGCACTTCCATATCGTGCTGAACCATTTCGTTGCCAGTGACAAATTCGTAGGCCGCAACACCGTCAACTTTGATACGGATAGTGTCGGGCATGTCAGGAAAATTGCCGCCGTTGCGAACAGTGACGTGCCCACCGCTGGCAGTTTTCTTGTACTGCTCAACAAGCTCAAAAGTCATGCCGTTAACGGGCTTGTTACGATAAGTGCCTTTGCGGATAAGAACGGTTGCTTTGGACATTTCAGCTCCTGTTTTGTTACTATTCCATTATTATAGCAAATTGCCCATTTTCGAGCAACCTTAAAATGCTGATTTTTGGGGTGTTGCACAAAAACAACACCCCAAAATGCTTAAAAATTAAGCAAATTTGACGAAATTCAGCGTAGTAACCTGAGCACCGTTATGATATTTGCTAGTTTCGGTGCGTTTAATTTTGCCCGAATAACGAGCGCTACGAGTGCAATCTTCTTTGGCAGTCAGATACGAAACCAAATTTCCGTTGTCGTCTTTAGCATTAACTGACCAGCAATTGAATTGCTGAAGAAAACGACTGTTCATGACAGTCAAATTGACTGTAATTTTATCACCAACGCGGCCCAAATATTGACTAACTTGGGCCAGCTCTGCCACTTCTTGCTCGCGAGCTTGACGCTGAACAAGTTGAGCCGTCATGCTAGGCAGAAATGCCATAAGCCCAGCGTCACTCATGGTGGACTCTGTCTGCGTGAGCAGGTTAGTCAGTGTGTTCTGAAAGTCCGGAACCATGAGACCTTTAAGGATACGCATCATACGATCCTGACTCAGAGTCTCCATGGCAGCAAGTGCGTCGGTGCGATCCTGCTCAGTGACTTCAAGGTTGCCTTCGCGCATCAATTGCTTATTAGGAACAACTGTGACCAGTGAATCCTTTTCTTTGTCAAAATACGAACTGTCTTTATAGACATTAGACTGATTCTTGCGATAGGCCGCAAAAGCCAGAGCGGCAAGCTCAACAGTAGAAATTTTCACTGGGGTGTATCGTGCCATTTCGTTGCTCCTTGTTACTTACTATGCCATTATTATAGCAAAATTGGGAATATTGGTCAACCAAAATTTACTTATCTGGCACTAAGTTATACAGCCACCAGATCAATGAAAAAATGTTGTAAAAAACCCACAATATATACCCAATGGCTAATATTAATAATAAAGTAACAATTAATTGAACACCAGGTTTACTACAAAATTTAATAAACCATTCTTTCATTTATATGCTTCTTATTCTTCGGATTTATTGTCGGCGTCGATGTATTGTTTAATAACACGCATCATCTTTCGACTAGTGTCATAGACAAATTCTTTGGCTTCGTCTTCGGTATTAACTACTAGAATAAAACCATTGGCGGCTTTGCGAATTTCGATTGATTCAAACATGATTGACCTTAAAGTTAATTGAGTCGTAATAATAACATATTACCAAATTAAAGTCAACCTAGATTTAATCAATCAGCAACTTTGGCTTTCTTCCCTAACTTGGGCTACGGTTGCATCGGGCAAGAACGGGAACATGGCATCCAAACTGCCGCTGATAATTTTACCGTTGGCATCCTTTTTACTCTGCACTCTGGGAATCAACAATTGATCTCGTACCATGTTAACTTCTATAAACATGGGCCCGGGCTGATCCAAAAGGTAACCTAAATTGTTTTTGACATCGTCCAGAGTTTTGAGCTTGTGCGAAGGAATCCCGTAAGCGTCTGCCAACTTGATAAAGTTTGGATTACTGACTCCGCTGCCAGCATCAGCACCAAAGTGATTGCCACTAAACAGATTATCCTGCATGAGACTGATAGCAAGGTAGCCTGCATTGTTCAGCAAAATAATTTTAATGGGTAACTTGTTATGTGCAACAGTTTGCAGCTCTTGTAGATTCATTTGAAATCCGCCGTCGCCTGCTACACAAATAACACGATTGTCGGGATTAGCAGTGTATGCACCAATGGCGCCCGGCAAGCCGAATCCCATACTGCATAATGCACTACTGGTAAACAAACGATCTCGTCCAGTGTGTTTCAATGCCTGCATGGTACAGGTAAAGCTGGTACCCATGTCAGTTACCACAACGTCATCATCTCGAAGTTTGTAACCCAACTGTTGGATAAAGTCAAAACTGTTCACATAACCCACTGCTCGAACGTGGCTTTCTCCGTTGACTGGAAATCTATTCTTCCATTGGTTAACCGTATCTTTCCACTTGAGTCTCAGGGGCGTGTCTGCGTTTAATAATAGTTTGATAAATTCTTTTACATCAGCCACAATCGGATAGTTAATCTTTACTGTGTGCTTGTGGATTTCATTAGGGTCAATGTCCACCATTATCTTACGGGCATTAGGCGCAAAGTCTTTGCTGTTATAACCGGTACAGGGAATACTCAATCTACTGCCAAGAATGATCAGCAGGTCGGCTTCCTGTACTGCAAAGTTTGCAGCCCGTTCGCCCAACAATCCAAAATTTCCCACATACAAATCATCATCTGCTTCGAATAAGTCTTTGGCATTCCAAGTGGCCACGACTGGAATTTGCAAGTGTTGGACTAGTTGCAGAAATTCTGGTTCGGCATTGGCCAAATGAATTCCGTTACCTGCAATAATCAAAGGCTTTCGTGCTGCCGCAATAGTAGACTCCAGCATTGCGAGATCCAACAGAGTACTCTGTGGTATGCTCGGAAAAAACTCCAATTGATCGTCAGTTTCAATCATCTCACTTTGAATGTCGATGGGAATATCCAACCAGACTGGGCCCATTCGTCCAGTGGTAGCAATATGCCATGCTTTATCAACTTCATGACGAATAGTCTGAATCAAAGTTAATTGATGTGCGTAATTTGTACAATGCTTGACCATACTGATAATATCAGCTTCTTGCAATCCCAACTGTCTAACTATTCCGGGTTCAGCCGACATTGTTTGATGCCGCGGCACTTGACCACTTAATACAATCATAGGCACTGAATCTTGCCAAGCACCCAATACTCCAGTGATGGCATTACTACTGCCCGGGCCGTTGGTGACCAGCACCAATGCAGGCTTTTTAGCAATACGAGCATATCCATCTGCACTCATGGCACAGGCCTGCTCGTTATAATTGTGATAGGTCTTGATATTACTGGTTCGCAGACTTTCCATTAAATGCGCCGCGGCACCGCCTGTAATACAAAAAGCAGTGTCTAAGCCTTTTTGTTCTAGTAAACTAATGATATAATCACTTACTTTTATCAGCATGATGTGTCTTTATATAATTTAGAGTGTCAGTCCAGTTTTCAAAGCGATATCCGTTATCGTCAATGTATAAAAAGCTGCGTGGTTTTTCTGCGGTCACTTCTGCAATACAATCAGCAATGCCGTGTTTAGCTAGCCATTCCCATACTAACTCAGTGCCAGTTTTTCCATTTATCAGTGGACGATCTGATTTGGCTTTGGCAGTAAAAATAATAATTCTGTACTGTTTGCTCAGTTCACGCACTGCATTCAGACTTCCCGGGAGTGGATCTCCGTAGACAGTGCCATCGTGAAAACCCAAATGCATTGAATGAATGACTCCGTCAAAGTCAATACTGAGATTGTTGGCATCATCAGAGAAGCCAGGTGGAAAATGATGTTTCATCGAATTACCATAATAACTGTGTCGGATGCAAAGTTATCCATTTCCTTTGCAACTTGCTGGATAACTTTAACTTGTCCCACATCGCCAGGCTGTGTTACCATATGAGCTCTGCCATCAATGGTTTTGACCAATCCGCCGCGTAGAAATATCACAATGTCGTCTGAGGGATAGTCGTTAAGTGCCAGCACGTCATGAACTCGTGTAATGCCGACATAAGAACGACCCAGCATATAGTGATTGGCTTGATCAGTTTCGGGATCATCAAACCAAACGCAATCTTCAGTTTTGGGTAACTCAAACTGGTGACCTTCGTAACCCGAATCTTTACGGCCGTAGTTGTCTTTGAGTCTGACTAAATCATCTTTGTCCACTGGAGTTTCGATTTCCAGCATCAGGATGCCGCCGTCACTGATTGCGTGAGTTTGATGAAACAAGCCCCTGCGAATCATCTGTTTGGCAGGAGCAGTCAGTGTACGACTGTCTGCAATAAAGTTGATCTCCGCAGTCCCGTTGACAACTACCAAGCCTGTACTTTTGTTGGGATGACAGTGCAGGCTGGTTCGCTCGCCTTGTCGAATATGCAGCAACTTCATTGCCACATATTCATTTTGGTATACGATATACTCGTAACCCCAAGGCTTACTGACTATATTATGTTCGATTGCGATCATTATATAGCTTGATAGCTTCTTCCATCCAAACGCCCATGTGGTCATAGTGCGGGCTGGTAATAATGTTATCGTCGATCACGAATGGCTCGTTGGTGTAAACTGCACCAGCATTGTTGATATCGTCTTTGAGACTATAGTAGCCGCTGATTTTACGACCACTGACCACCCGAGCACTGATCAACAATTGAGCACCATGACAAGTGCTGACAATAACTTTGCCTGCATCATTCCAACGTGTAATAAACTTTATCACGTCTTGATTCTGACGAAGTTTTTCAAGACTTTTAACTCCGCCTGGAATTACCAGCATATCATAATTTTTAAAATAATGATCTGCGTTGATGCCAAACTCGTTTAGCAGTACATGACAGGGCATGTTGAGTCCGAAGATTCCATAGATGCGTTCTTGTTCATCTCTTTTTTCTGCCACGATGTGAGTTTTAAATCCCTCACCTAGCAGTCGATAGTATGGATACACAAGTTCGTGATCCTGGAATCCGTTGTGGGTAATAATTAGTGCTTGTTTTTTCATAGTGTTTCTATTATACAAATAAACTCATGAATCCGTCAACTTTTTCTCCAATGTAAGCAATCTGTTCTGGTGTAATAACAGGACTGGTACCGTGGAAGTAAGTATGTGTCATAGCATGAGTGGCGTTGGGATAATTGTCTTTGGCCAACTGTGGATCCATCAAATGACTGTACGCAGGTTGCAACATGATGTTGCCGGCAAAATATGGTCGAGTTTGAATTAAATTTTCTTCTAGGTAATCTACCAAGTCAGCGCGAGTAAAAGGAGCACCTTTGCGAACAGTAATAGGAAAAGCAAACCAGCTTGGATCCGATTTGGCAGTAGGTCTTGGTAAGTGGAAGTATTGCTCATACTTTTCGTATATAGCAAATAGTAGGTTATAATTTCTTCTTCGTAGTTCATGAATCTTGGGCAGTTTCTTAAGTTGTTCCATGCCCATAGCGCATTGTAGTTCAATTGGCTTGAGGTTGTAGCCAATCTCGTCGTAGACATATTTGTGGTCAAAGATTTCGTCGGGCAAGGTTGGAATCCAATTCTTAAATCGACTACCGCAAGTGCCGCATTTGAGTTTATTAGCTTCTGGTCCCACACAGTAGCAACCACGGCCCCATTCACGGAAACTGCGTAAAATGACATCAGTGTTAGGGTCGTTAGTGGCCACATAGCCGCCTTCGCCCATGGTCATATGGTGTGCTGGATAAAAGCTACAACTGGCCATCAACCCAAATGCTCCCAGCGGAATACCTGCATAGGTACTGCCCAATGCATCGCAACAATCTTCCAACAAGATAAGTTGTCGCTCATTGACCAACTTCATGAGACGATCCATATTGGGTGGATTACCTAATACGTGTGCAAATGTGATTACTCGAATATCTGGATTCTCATCAAGTGCTCGCTCAACTTGATCCAAATCTAAATTCAGAGTGTCTAGTTCAATGTCCACGAATACTGGAGTAAATCCAACTTGCAGTGTGGGATTAAGAGTAGTGGGGAAACCTGCAATGGGCATTAAAACTTTAGTGCCTTTGGGCAAGTTGTAACCACGCTTACTGGTCAACGCACTCATCATCAACAAATTGCTGGAACTGCCGCTGTTGGTAACAATACCTTTTGTTTTACCAAATTGTTTAGGAAATTGCCTTTCGAATTGCAGTCCCTGGTCTCCTAGGGCCAGCCATCCGTTGAGCAGAGATTCTACTCCGGCTACGAATTCATCTTCGTTGTAATATGCACCTGCATAATTGACAAAGTCTCGTCCCGCCTGCCATGTTTTGTTTGCTTGTTTTTCGCGAATGTACTCGCGAACTTGTTGAAGAATTTGTTCCATGTATCACCAAATAAAATTTTCTTTGTAGTATTCTACTATCTTTACTAGTTCGTTGTCAAATATTGCTTCAGGTTTCCATCCCAAATGACGTAATTTACTGTCGTCGATACTGTATCGGACATCTTGACCAACTCGGATCATGTGTTCGATATAATCTTCTAAAGGACCAGTGAGTTCCATTAAATTGACTATTTTCTTAACTACATTGATATTTTCGGTTTCGTAGTTTCCGCTTATGTTATAAATTTCATTTACTACACCAGATTCGATAATCTTAATTACTGCCTGTGCAGTATCTCCCGCATATAACCAAGTACGCACAGGAGTACCGTTATTGTGCAGGTCCACTTTACGTCCCACACTCAAATATTTTACCGTTTTGGGAATGAGCTTTTCAACATATTGGCCAATCCCATAATTATTAGTTGGACGGATTATAACATAGGGCAGATTATATGTTCTGCCCCAACTTGTTACAAGATGGTCAGCGGCGGCTTTGGTTGCACTATATGGATTACTAGGTTTTAACAAGTCTGTTTCTGTGTGACTACCCAGTTCTATATCGCCGTAGACTTCATCTGTGCTAAAGTGTAAAAATATAGGTTTTTTATATTTCTTTTTGTTTATCAACTTGAGTAAATTATGTACTCCATTAATGTTACTGTGAACAAATAAATCGCTGTCTTCTATGCTGTTGTCAACATGAGTTTCAGCCGCAGTGTTAATAATATAATCACAGTCATAAAGTCTTGTTAGATCATTGATGTCGCTTTTTATAAAATGAAACTGATCACCATACCTCATTGACCAACTATCGATCCATGCAGGGTTACTAGCATAAGTGCATTTGTCTACACCAATAACATACCACCCTTGTTTTAAACAAGTTTCTGTGACATGGCTTCCAATGAATCCTAAACATCCTGTAACATAAACAATTTTTTTAGACATAGTTTTTTAATCCTTCTTCCAGCCCCTGGAGTTCTAATCCCAATTGAGCTAATTTTTCTCCATCTCCGGTATAATATCCCCAAGTTTTATTGGTAATTTCATATGAAATTGTTGCATTCTGACACTGGGACAACATTGTTAAATGATTACTGAGTAAGTGTTTTTCTAAATAAACACAATTAATATCTCGATGCACGAGAGTTTCTTCTTTACAATAATATTCTACAATTTTTGCAAAGTCACTGAGACTAATATAGTCAAAAAATTTATTTTCAATGCTACTAATTTTTCCTGCTAAAAATCTTTTAAACAGTCTAATGCCAGGTTCGCTGCTGTCAAAGCAACCAAACAATCTTAGTGTATAAAAATTTTCTCTATTAAGCACTGTACGTGATATAATGTTTTTAGCAAATCCATAACTTTCCAGCGGAGTGCAAGTGAGTATAGATTCTTCTTTGGCTTTATAAATGATGGTCCGTCTATCGTATTCGGCCCCACTGCCTATGTTAATATAACGTGGGCAATGTTTGTTATTATAAAAATTAAAAAATATACCTAAGTCTGTTTGTACATCAGTGTAGTTAATGTCGTTTACTCGGGCACCTCCACCGCTGGTAACTGCATTAATAATCACATCGGGCTGAACAGAGTTAATCCAATTATCTACTGCGATGTAATCACTGAGATTAAGTGTATCTCTTGTCACTGGTATCACAGTGTGTGATTTATTAGAAAAATACTGAACTAGATAAGACCCGATAAATCCACGAGCACCCAATATTGCAATTTTCATTTTAATTCAGTTAATAATGGAACACCCAATGCTTCGTTAACTTGTCTCATACATTCTAATTTAGTAGGACTATGACGACTACTATGCCAATGAACAACATGTGCATCTTGGTATTTGCACTGATTCCATTCATCTTGTTGTTCGATACTTGCCCACAGTGGGATCCATTGTGCTTGATAAAACAAGTCTGGACGATGAGCATCTTTCCATTCCAACCCTTGGCTCCAGAACATTGTATTATGGATTATCTGTTGGTTGTTGTAACTGCTCATCCCGTCGCTGTTATCCCACGCACCTCGCATTTCGCGTTCCATTTCCCATAGTTGTGAATTCATGTCATGTGGGTAGTATTGCAAATCGTTGTTAAACAAGTTGTCAAAACTCTTATTATATTGATTAGGCTCATGCCAACTCTTAGGGTCTGTCCAGTTAAATAATCTGAATTCATTGAACTCCCCGAACAACTTAGTAGGTTTTACAAACTGTACGTCAGGCCCGACCCATAAAATATTACATGGCTCCTTGTGCCAAAGTTCGTACACTCTGTCATTGTTCAAAGGCATAGCATTATTAATGCTTTCAATTTCCTCATCGAACAGAACATATTCCCACTCGCCTTCCAAAAAATGTCGGGCACTGCTTAAACTGTGCAAACACATCTGTTTGTAAGTTTCATAGATATCACCTTCGTCTTTGGTATCTTTCCACACCCACTTAGTACTTTTGATTTTGCGGTGAGCACACACCACATAGTTTTTTACATTTGTCATTGATTGAAATTAAAGTTTATAGTTGTATATATTCGTAGTTAACACTTTCATGATTAACTCTGAATACGTTGGCGCCGTTTTTCAAATGAAACTTTCGGGCCATGTCTGTGGTAGGACTTAGTGTTACAAATCTTTTAACATTGGGCATGGTCTTTTGTAATTCTTTAAGACCTTCCCTTATTAACTTTTGCCCTGCACCAGGATGATAACTCCATATTGTATAAAATACTGCGGTATCTGGCATGTCAGAATTATCGGACAGTAATTCTTGTTCGTCTTTAGGAATTATACTGCACAGTCTGGCGCAAACAACTGCATGAACTGTGTTGTCTTCAGTCAGTGCCAATACTTGACGGTTTGCGCCGAATCGCTGCTCGTGTGGTATGTGTGGTCTGACAGGGTCATCTTTAAGATAAGACGCTAGAGGATCAGATAAATCTTTTATGGTGTAAATCATTTTGAAGGCCAGTTATAACCATATTTATAATAGTAGTATAAAATAGCCTTATTATTTTAAACGTTCCACAAGGAACTGTCAATTGATTTTAATCCACTGTATCTGAAATTTTGATGTGGGTGATCTAAGTTATAAGGATTCTGTCTTTTGAATGCACTGCCTTTAATTCTGTCCAATATACGATTCACTTTTTCTAAATCAGCAGGAGGAACATCAAGATATTGAATTATAGAATTTCTATTATCTAGTATAGTACCGGAATTACACAATAACATTAACACTATATCAAATTCTAAATAACTAAAACCAAATTGATCTTCGTCCCCATTGCTAATACCGAGACCGTCAGTGGGTGTAGCAAAAACAGTAGATTCAGGCACCCCATATAGTTCAGCCAATTTGGGAACCTCCCAACTTTTATTCAAACTTTGAATTGGAGCTAAGTCGCCTACGTCCCCATGTAAAGTCCAAAACCCTGCGGCTAATTCACTGAAATTGTCAGTACTGCCCACTAAACCTTTAATAGCACTTGCTTCGTTGTATACTGTCATCATTCGCAGACGAACTCGTAGATTTCCTCGTCGAAGACTTTGATCTGATGCCATTATTTCTGGATCATGTACTTTTACACTTTTTAATAAATCATCATAGTTTTTAGTTAAATCTATATGTTTATGTGCAATACCTAATACTTTGCAGGCTTCGATACCTCT